GGGCGCGCGTTGTAGACCCGTACCCTGATGACACGATCAACTCCCTCCGTGCCGAGGTGGATAGGCTGCGGGCGGCGCTGAAGGAAATCCGTGATGCTGGCCCGATGACTTTGGATGACCAGCGGTGGCGCATTGCGCTTGCTGCTCTTGGAGGTAAGAATGACTGACATCAAGATCGAAAGCATGGTCACGATCACTGGCGCTGAATACGTCCGCCTGATGGACGAGAACGCCAAGCTGCGGGAGGCGCTTGAGGTGATCCAAAACACCGCCAGCCCTGACATTGTCTGGTCTTGGTATCGTGACCTCGCCCGCGTTGCCCTTGGAGGTGACGCATGAACAAAATGCCTGAAAGCATCAAGCGTGGCCTTGCACTGTCGCTTGCCATATCAAACCATGATCAGCTTCTTGAGGCCGTTCTTAACGCGATGCACGAAGCAGACAGTTATTACATCAGCGATGATCAGGCCCGCGCCGCCATCTCTGTAACCATAGAGGCGGTGGAGAAGATGGTTGAGAAGTGGGACACCATGTACATTGATACAGATGGCACAATCCATCATTCCGGCATCGGAAAGATGATTGCTGATGAGTTTTGCATGATGCTTAAAGAAGGTGACACATGATTGACCCGAAGCAGATACCGGATGAGGTGGTGGAAGCGATGCGAGAAAGCATTACCGACACCGTTATGTTCATCAACGAAAAAGAAGCCCGTGCCGCCATCGTTGCTGCCCTGAATGCGTGGCCGGGGGCGGCATTGGCCCAGCGAACTTACCCAACGATTGGAACCAAACGGATCAGCCTCCCCATTCCGCAGGAAGGTGATACATGACTAAGTGGCAACCCATTGAAACGGCACCTCTTGATGGGACGCGGATATTGCTTGCTATGCATCCGGACTTGAGTGTTGACCGGGTTCAAATAGGATATGCCGCCGAAACAGCCCTGTGGGGCTTGTGCTGGCGCTTTGATGGTGAGTACACGGTCGAGGCTCCTGCTGGTGCAACGCACTGGATGTCTCTTCCAGAGCATCCGACAAGGGGTGACGCATGACTGAAATCCGGATAGCATTGACGCGGTTTCTAATCCGCATGGCGATAAAGACATGCACGATGGGCATGACTCAGGATCACCTTGAGTTGGCCCTGAAGTGGGAAAGGAAGTGGCACTGATGTTCACAAGGCTTGAGCCCCCGATCCCGCTGAACACCGTCAAGGGTTCTGGATATGCCTTCGGGGTTTTAGACTACGGATTTGAGCATGACCTGATCTGGGTTGTGGCTCTCGACGAAAGCCGCGAGATCTGGTGCGTACCAAATCACGAGGTTCGCATGCAGAAAAACTGGACAGCAGGAAGAAGAGATGCGTGAATCAGCAGAAGACGACAGCGGCTTGATCGCCAAGCTTGAGGCGGACCTAGACGCCGTGCGCAAGATCTTGGTGCAGAGCCTCGCCCAGATCGACAAGATGTACATCGAGATCGACGCGCTGAAGGAGGAGAACCTGATACTGCGTTACACCGTGATGCACAACGCCGTGATCTCGAACGAGATCCGTGGAATGCTGGAGGACAAGGATTGAGGACAGCACTGGTCGCAGGACTTCTCGTTATTTCAACCCCGGCACTCGCAGAATCCGTGCCGGATATGGTACGCTCCGAAGCAATTCGTCAGGGTGTGCCGGTAAGTCTGGCCATGGCGGTGGCGAAGGCGGAAAGTAATTTCAGATGCAGCGCCGTTGGCCGTGGTGGCGAGCGGGGCGTCATGCAGATCAAGCCACAGACCGCCCGTGGGATTGGCTACAAGGGATCCGCCTCGGGCTTGAATAACTGCCGCGTTGGTATACGATACGGCATGATCTACCTCCGGATGGCTTACCGCCTTGCGAAGGGGAACATCTATAAGACGGCCCTCCTCTATAACGGGGGACTGGGATCAAAGAGAAAGCGAAGTGCCTATGCCGAGAAAATCGTCCAAAAGACTCGAAGCTACGGAAGTTCTGGATCAGATAAAAGACGGTGAGATCGAAGACTCGATGATCGTTTACATCACCTCAGAGGGTGATCGGGTCTACCTCCATCAGTTCGACAGCCGTGTACACGCGCTGGAGTTTTTGGAAATCATGGTCGCTGGCCTCCGGGCCGACATTCTAGAATCAGTTGACACGAGGTCGCTAAATTGAAAACCATCTCCAACTCCGACGAAATGATCCAGTGGGCATCCAGAGCAAAGAGGGGCGAGAAGGCTGTCTACTACAGCGGCATGCTGATCGCCGACCGTGAGCGCCACTTTCAGAGGGGTGGCTTTGCCGACACGATGCCAGAGTCAATGAAGGCTGCCAAGACTGCTTGGAGAGCCTATATGGATGGTCTGGTCTACCTTGTGCAGAAGAAGAACGGAGCCATGGACTATGAGTACATCGCAGTCAAATCCTAAAGCATTTCTGGTCGAGACCCGCTATGTGTGGGGCGAGACAGTCTCTGATGCCATGACCTACGCCATGAACATGGAGCTATACGGATGGAAGATACAGGGCAACCCCGCCCCCATGTCTTACAACGGCAAATACGGAACCGGGGTTTCAATTTCGAGGACGAGGAATGATTAAAGAGAGCGAACTGAAGATCAACGTCGGGAGCCTCAAAGGCAAGAGCATAATGGTTGCCACGCCAATGTATGGCGGTCTCGGCAATACCATGTTCTTCTCCAGCCTGCTTCAGCTTCAGGACAACTGTCACAAGCACGGCATCATCTTCCAGCACTGCTTCATGATGAACGAGAGCCTGATTGACCGCGCTCGTAATGGTTTGGTTCATGAGTTCATGACCAAGAGCAAGGCCGATTTCATGCTCTTCATCGACGCCGACATCCAGTTCAGGCCTGAAGACATTTTGGCCATGATGACCTATGAGAAGGACATCATCTGTGGCCCGTACCCGAAGAAGCACATCAACTGGCCCATGATCATCGCGGCGATCAAGAGCAACATGGACGAGCCGGACTATCTCGAAAAATTAGTAGGAGAGTACGTCTTCTCTACGCTTGACGACGAGACCAAGATGGAGGAGATTGTACGTGTCGCTGAAGCCGGAACCGGCTTGATGCTGATCAAAAGGTCTGTGTTTGAGAAGATGGCGGAAGCATTCCCAGAGAATGCGTATGTGTCTGATCATTCGCGGGACATCGCAAGCGGCGTCGAGAAGAAGATGTTTGCCTACTTCAGGACGGGCATCTTTGACGGACGCTACCTCTCTGAGGACTACTATTTCTGCCACAAGTGGCGGGAGATCGGTGGTGACGTTTGGTTGTTCCCGTGGGCATTGACCACACACTACGGCACATATGGGTTCCAAGGCTCTGTCGGACATCTGATCAACACGTTAAGGAAGATTGAGGAAAAGCAGAATGCGGGATCTGGAAGCGGAGATGGCGAAGGCACTTGAGGGCCAGTTCTTCTGGGAACACACGGCGACGCCGGAGGACCAGACGACTGGCGAATCACGTCAGATCATGATGGCGCAGCGGAAGTTCTTCGAGCCGAAGGTCAAGACCCCGAAGGACATCCAAGAGGAAGAAGCCAAGCGGCTCAGGGAGATCGTTGAGCGCAAGAGAAATGGCGTCGTACAGTGCAGGGCAGTGAACCCGCTATCGCCTGACGACCTCAAGGAGTTCGCCAAGGATCTTGCTCTCGTCGTCGCCGATGTTCATGGCGTGGATCTTCAAGCGATTGTCGGCAGGGCTCGTGGCAATCGCTCTGTATTCCAGAAGCACCACTATCCGTGGGCCATGATCCGGTACTTCCCTCTGGTCTCGTTGCGCTGCATTGCCGCCGCTATTGGCAAGGATCGCGGTACGCTGTATCATTCAGATGAAATGTTCACCGCCCGGCAGCATGAGTACACCGACAAGATTGCCGCCGTCGATACGATAGTGGGATACATAAGATAGAACAAAGCCAAGGTGGCTCAGCGGCGACAGCACTTCTTTTGTAAGGAAGCACACAAACACCGGGGGTTCGAGTCCCTCCCTTGGCACCATATAATCGAGTCATGAACTACGCAGAACTCATTGACAAGATCCCAGAAGAAGAGAAGCCGGAGATCCTCCGGCTTCTTCGTGCTTTGGACGAAGCAAAGGCCCGGGAGGCTGCCCAAGAGCATTTCTTGGACTTCGTGAAGCTCATGTGGCCCGGCTTTATTTCTGGCCGTCATCACAAGATCATGGCTGATGCCTTCGAACGTGTCGCCAAGGGCGAGCTAAAGCGCCTGATCATTAACATGCCACCCCGCCATACGAAGTCAGAATTCGCTTCGTACCTGCTCCCGGCGTGGTTCCTAGGCCAATACCCCGAAAAGAAGATCATTCAGACGGCACATACAGCCGAATTGGCTGTCGGCTTCGGTCGTAAGGTCCGTAATCTCGTTGGCTCCGATGAGTACAACAAGGTGTTCTCGGGCGTTACCCTCCAGTCTGATTCTAAAGCTGCCGGTCGATGGTCCACAAATAAGGGCGGCGACTATTTCGCTATCGGTGTTGGCGGTGCCGTGACGGGTAAGGGTGCCGACTTGCTGATTATCGACGACCCGCACTCCGAACAGGAGGCCATGATGGGCCAGTTCGACGTGTCGGTCTACGATAAGGTGTTCGAATGGTATTCGTCTGGCCCCCGGCAGCGTTTACAGCCGGGAGGAGCCATTGTTATCGTCATGACCCGCTGGGCAAAGCGCGATTTGACGGGCCAAATCATCGACGCTTCGGTCAAGAAAGAGGGTTCTGGCGAGTGGGAAGTCATCGAACTTCCCGCCATTATGCCGTCTGGAGACCCGCTTTGGCCTGAATTCTGGTCGATTGACGAGCTTATGAAGCTCAAAGTGGAGCTTCCGATCTCCAAGTGGTCGGCACAGTACCAGCAGGATCCAACATCCGAAGAAGGCGCTCTAATCAAGCGCGATTGGTGGAATGTGTGGGAATCTGAGAAGGCCCCGCCCTGTGAAGCCGTTATCGTGGCCATGGATACGGCCTTTTCGAAGACAGAGCGGTCTGACTACTCGGCGTGTGTGGCCTTCGGGGTCTTTAACCACCCGAATTCGACCGGGAAACCGATACCAAACCTGATCCTACTGGACGCATGGAAGGACAAATTGGAGTTTCCGGAGCTTAAAGCCACGACCGTCCAGTACTACAAAGACTGGAAGCCCGATATGTTCATCGTCGAAAAGAAGGCGTCTGGTGCGCCCCTTATCGCCGAGCTACGAAACGCCGGTATCCCCGTCCAAGAGTTTACACCAACCCGAGCGACGGGCGACAAGATTGTCCGTGTAAACGCAATTACCGACATCTTCGCGTCTGGTGTTGTGTGGGCACCAGATGAGGCGTATGCAACAGATGTGGTTGAGGAGTGCGCCGCCTTTCCATCCGGCGACCACGACGACTACGTAGACGCTGTGACCATGGCACTTATGCGTTTTCGTCAGGGCGGCTTTGTTATCCCGACAGACGAGGACGACATGGTCGAACTGCCGAAGTTCCGCAAAGAGTCGTTCTATTGATATAATGGGTGGAAAGAGAAAGACACGCCATGATTGAGCAGAATATCCCGATTTCGCCCGAAACCCCGCCCTTGGACATCGACATTGAGCTTCCGCCGGAGGATCTCGGTGCGAATGTGACTGAGATGGAGGACGGTGGGGTTACTGTCGATTTCGGCAGCCCTGATGCTGATCTTGCTCCACCTGACGAACATGCCGCAAACCTAGCGGAAGTCATCGAAGAGGGCGACCTCCGCATGCTGGCGGAGGATCTCATTTCGTCGTTCGAGGACGATGTGGACACCCGTGCCGACTGGGAAAAGGCCTACCTTCAGGGACTTGACCTTCTTGGGCTCAAGATCGAAGAGCGCACGATGCCGTGGCCGGGTGCATGTGGCGTGTACCATCCGGTTCTCACGGAGGCCGTGATTCGCTTCCAAGCCCAGACCATCATGGAGGTCTTCCCGGCCTCCGGCCCCGTCCGGACCAAGATTGTCGGAAAGGCCAACGAAGAACTCCTGAAGCAGGCTCATCGCGTTCAGGAGGAAATGAACTACGTCGTAACAGAGAAGATGCGGGACTATCGTTCCGAGACCGAACAGCTTCTGTTCCGACTCCCCCTCGCCGGATCTGCGTTCCGGAAAGTGTATTACGACCAGATGACAGAGCGTCCTGCGGCTGTGTTTGTGCCCGCAGAAGACTTTGTTGTCGCCTACGGCACCACAGATCTCGCCGCTTGCCCGCGCTACACACACGTAACGCGAATGTACCCGAATGAACTTCGGAAATTACAGGTGAGTGGTTTCTACCGGGACATCGACATTCCGACCCCGTCCCCCGACTACTCCACCTTGCAGAAGAAGTACGACAAGGTAAAGGGCGAGACCCCATCGTTCTCGGATGACAACCGGCACACAATCCTTGAGATGTGCGTCGATCTCGATCTTCCGGGGTTCGAAAATCCGGATGGCATCGAGCTTCCCTACGTCGTCACAATCGAGAAATCCAGTCGTGAGATCCTCGCCATCCGTCGTAATTGGCGCGAGGGTGATCCCACATATGAGAAGCGGCAGTATTTTGTCCATTACCAGTATCTTCCCGGCCTTGGCTTTTACGGCACGGGTCTTATCCACCTCATTGGCGGAATCGCTAAGAGCGCTACCTCAATCCTACGTCAACTCGTTGACGCTGGCACTCTTTCAAACCTCCCGGGTGGCCTCAAAGCCCGAGGGCTCCGAATCAAGGGCGACGACAACCCGATCATGCCGGGAGAATTCAGGGATGTGGATGTAGCCTCTGGCTCCATCCGCGACTCGATCACATTCCTTCCGTATAAAGAACCCTCCAGCGTTCTATACTT